CCGGTTTCGAGATCTATTTCTCGATAATGTGACGCAGCTGCGTCACCAGTGACTTTTTTCATTACGTACCTGGCACAGTATGCAGCTGTATCGAAGCTAACTGCTCCGATCGTATGGAAACCATACGGCCATAGCTCCGCTAATTCTTGACTTACAAATAACTTGAAGTCGCCTTTATTTGACCACAATTTTTTGTCTTTGAAATCATGACCGAATAACAATGCATGATAATGTGGTCTTTTATTTTGATCCCCATATTCCCCACAATGAAAAAATCTTATTTTGTGGGGATACTTTTTCCGGAGGCGTTTCATAAACCTTTGGAATTCTGTATTATCTAAACTTTCCGGATTTTTACGTTTCGCAATGTGTTCATTGTCAAACGTTAAGGTTATAAAACAATTATCCTCGTGCATCTGAGCCTCATGGACGCACCTAATAGCCCATTGGCGACTGTAGTCTAACCTGCACCCAATACATTGGCCACAGGGTAAATTAAAGCCCCTCGCAAATGCGAAGGGCTTATCAAATACTACTTTTCCATCGCATTTATAGGCTACCAGAGGATGATAGCATGGCATCTATAGTCTGATGCCTCCGCGCATTGGTTTTGTAAAGTTCTTGCCCTTTACTTTCATTGCGCCTTTTGTAAATTGTTTGCGACTACGCCTTGCGCTCATTTTTTTGCGATATTTCATCTTCTTTCCTTTCAAATAAATTTAACCATACTTCGCCGTTTTTATCTGCAATCGGCAACACATCTAACTTGATCCAAAAATTACGGTCGCTCTTCTGTGCTATCCCTATTTTGATCCACTGTGTTTTTTCTTCCCGTGTCTTGGCCTGAGTTAAATTATACTTAATTGTTTCCACCTTTTCCTCCTTTGGTGTCAGTGGGCACAGTTACATCAAGTAGTAACTGTGCCCTGGCTGCCTCTACTCCCCAGCTTCTTGGGGAGCGGGAGGCTCGGCAGCCTTCTTTTCAGCCATTATTGGCTGTTCTTCTCGGATAGGAGCCTCCTTTAATCCGAGTTCGATCATTTTATTTTCGTTCTCTGGGTTTGTTGCAAACTCCAAGAACGTTCCAGCATTATTCTGGAACATTTCCCGCAATTCTGCGGGCAATTCTGCAAACATACCGTTTGCCTCATTAACCAGATCTAACGCCTCTCTATATTCGTTGACTTCACTATAGTCACCATATTGGGCTACGCCCTTTTGTACATTCGCAATAAGCCCTGTTTTGTCATATTGCTTGATAATATTACGCACATCCGCCTCATGGGCGAAGTGCTGTTGTGTTAGGCTTTCGCCTTTTGGTTCTGTCTTAACCCGCTCACGCTCGCCATAACCTGTTTTGAATTGAATTTTAGCCATTTTACCGTCCTAACTTATTTAAAAGAGATTGAATTTGATTTGCTATTGCTTTGCCGGTTTCCTTAACAAGGATACCACCGCCGATACCCTCTCTCTTTAGAACACTTCCCATTCCTTGAATCTCTGCAACCATTCTTTCAATTTTTTGCATATTGCTTTGACTAATTCCTTGCGGAAATCCTTTCAATACAGTTTCCAACGGAATTTGTTCTCTTGCAGCGATCAACGATGCGACAACATTTTCTGCCGACATCGTACTAAACAACCGCGGCCAACGTTCGTCGTGAATCACTCTTTGGATATTTGTATCCTGCAAAACTTTTTTTGTTTCTGCATTAATCTTAAATGCCTTTTCACGACTAACTGCCGCTTCCCAATTTGTTTTTCTTGTTTGCGCTCCGCTGATATATTTTGTTTGCGCTTGCGCTTGCTTGGCACTACTTACTTTTCCATACGCATCTACCGCAGCAGCCCCAACATTTGTTGCTTGGTAAGAAGCTCCAGCTGGTGACGATGCACCACCTAATTTTGCTGACAACATTGGATTAATACCAGACCGTTTTAAATCAGCCATCTGACGCTCATGAGCAGTATTACTCATACGCTCTTGGAACGCCATTTGCTTTGCTGTACTAGACGCAGTTTCTCTGTTTTGTTCTCTCGCACCGCGATATCCTAAATACCCGCCGATGATTGGAGCCGCTGCTGCCAGAAAATTAAGCATTGTTACACTCCGTTACTACGATGCCAAGATTGTCTGCAGTACCGCATATAACAGGCACCCAGTCATCATAGCCATGAGACATAAGCCAAAGAATAAGCGAACCGATTGCCATAGGCAATGCGATACGCTTAATAACACTAATAACGATATTCCACTTAATATCCATAACATACCTTAAAAATGATCAATTAGACCTGGCACACTATAAGTTGGCATTGGCCGTGTACATTTCATATCGAAATACCAATCAAATAACAGATCAGGCTCCGTTGGCAATGCAACTACCCGATCAATTGGCGGATTTTCTTCAATAAACGATGCATTGAGTACCGGAACACTGCTAAAGTCTTGCGAGAGATGCCATACGTCAAGACTACCTGAAGCGTTCGACCGCATTTTACCTGTAATTTGACTCGGCTTGTAGCGATATTCCGCATAACGTTCTTGATATCCAAATACATCTTGGTCTGCACTCGTTCCTTGTGTGTAAATTTCTTCATTAAGAACTGCTTGTTCTCCAAGATGTGCAAGCGCTGGCCAATAAAAGTCCCAGCGATCCCTACGAGACCACATACGATTCATACCTTGTTGATATGTCAAATCGGCAAATACACATGCCATACCAATAATAACACCATGTTCCACAAACGATTTGCTAAATCCGTGACCTTGCACACCTACAGTACCCATCGCACTCAAATTTCCTTGTGGCGATGTAGCATCTGTTGATGATGTTTGCGGGATTGGTTGCATAGAGACCGGTGTCTTTCCACCTCCTAAATATTCTGGACGCTGCAACCGCGCATCTGGAGATGTGACTCCAAAATGCGATTGTAATATTTCTGTATATCTTGTACCACCTCGCGCATCACGCTCATACAAACGTTGGATCTGAAACGCTTCACGCAGCTGGTTAATAGTTGCCGCTGTTGCGTTCGCTAGGTCTGCATAAGCTGCAATTTCTCCAACTGGCATAGCTGACCCAGCTTGCCCATATGTTGTAGTTGTTGTTGTATAATAATCACCACTTGAGTTTCGGTTTAAATTAATATACTCACCGTCAACGTTTGTACCAGCTATCGTTTCAGCTGCTAATTCCGCTTTCGACCCTAAGGGCAAATTAACCGCGTCACCTTTTTGTGGCCATGGCAAACATGACGTAAAATAATCATGTCTTTTGCCACGCTTTAATAGCGTATAATCACTGATATTATCTGGTCCATCACCTTTATCTACTGTGACTGAATCTTGAAGATTCTCGTCCCTGAACCACTCATTATAACATAGATTATATGCCCTACCATGCAAGTTGTTAAACGCAATTCCGTTAACACCCGTAGGCAAACCCATATAATCATACAGGCTATCGCCTGCAATACTTACCCCTGACCCCAATGTCAATTGGGGAACCAAATAACTTGTACTATCACCAGGATTATCCTGGGCTCCATTAAACTTTTCCCAATTATCCCAAATCAATCTATTTGGGACAAAGAAAAAGAATGTTTCAACATATAAATTATCCATAACCGGATAAATTGGAGTAGCTAGACGGCCAAACCCATGCGCTCGCAAATTAAACGAATCGCCTGGCACTACTTCATCGACGAATATTGGGACAAGATATCCTGCGTCGAAAGTTGTTTTTAGTCCGTGTGACCGGTTAAACGTTGAACGCTGAATATCAGCTCTTGGCACACGAGAAAACTCGTGTTTCATTACTGTCGGCAAATTACCCATACGACCGCCTAGCATTTTCTTATTCTCCTACTAGATTTTCTATTTCCTGGAGTTTCTCAGGCATATGCCCTGTGATAACTCCGCTTACATCGTCAAACTCACCCAGCTTATGCAAACTAAAATCCGATGGATGTTTTGCAAAAGCATGATCTGGTGAATTAACTACCAAATCCTGAATTGCTCGAATTGCAGTTCCGTCTTTAATTTCCAAAAACGGTGCTGAGAACAATTCGGCTTTTCTATCATATACTGCATAATATACTTTTTTCATACTTACCTCCTAGTTAGTTAAAGAAACGCTAAACGTTTCTTATTAATCTTTCAAGCTTTTTTATTTTAACTTCTTCTTCCACCCAAAGTCTGTCCATTTCTTCCCCATAATTAATTATGGGTTCGTCCGCGTTTTCTACGCGTCTTTCCTTTATTTTTGCGAAGAATCCTTCTTCACACAACTTATCGTAATACCTTGGCGGCCTTACTTTATAGCCATTTATCACAATATAATCGTGTTTATGGCAATCATGGTATCCATATGTTTGATACCATTCATACCCGATGCCAGGCATTCTGGACATCGTACAATATTCCGGCTTGATCTCTTTTATTATTTCGCCGGTTTCGAGATCTATTTCTCGATAATGTGACGCAGCTGCGTCACCAGTGACTTTTTTCATTACGTACCTGGCACAGTATGCAGCTGTATCGAAGCTAACTGCTCCGATCGTATGGAAACCA